ACATCTCGCAAGCAGGCTGTTGCAATCGCTTTGTCACAGGCTGGCAAGGCTAAGAAGGGTAAGATGTAATGAGCAAGACCGCCACACACTATCTGCCAAACGGCAAGGTCTACACTGGGCCTATGCACAAAGCTGGTTCCGTTTTGATGACGGGTGCAACCCATACCGCGCAAAGCAAAACGCTGTCCCACACACCACCGAAAGCAAAAGGGTCAAAGAAATGAAGGGTCTCTACGCAAACATTAACGCCAAGAAGGCGCGCATCAAGGCTGGGTCAGACGAGAAGATGCGCAAGCCCGGCGCCAAGGGCGCTCCAACTGCGGCTGCGTTCAAGGCATCAGCCAAGACTGCAAAGAAGCCCAAGTGATGCCAAAGACACCCGCATGGCAACGATCTGAGGGAAAGAACCCCAAGGGCGGACTGAATGCCGCTGGGCGGGCGTCTGCCAAGGCCGAGGGTATGAACCTCAAACCCCCAGTTAAGACCGGGGATAATCCGCGCCGAGCATCATTCTTGGCGCGGATGAGCGGCAATGACGGGCCTGAACGCGATAAGGATGGAAAACCCACGCGATTGCTGCTATCACTGCAAGCGTGGGGCGCGAGCAGCAAGGCCGACGCCAAGGCTAAATCAAAGGGTATCTCGGCCCGCAATGAGGCGAAGAAGAAATGACCTTAGCAAACTATTCAGAGTTGCAGTCTGCCATCGCAGACTTCCTTAACCGGGACGACTTAACGGCGGTTATCCCGTCGTTCATTCGGTTGGCCGAAAGCCGCATCGACCGCGACCTACGCCACTATCGGCAAGAAAAACGCAGCACGGCTGAATTGAGTGCGCAATATAGCATCGTTCCGACAGACTACCTGTCGCCGATCAGGTTGCAGATTTTGGATGGGTCGACCAGCCCAGTTGAGCCGATCAGCACGGCGCAAATGTTGCAGCTTCGCGCCGACAACTATGACCAAACGGGTCGGCCCACGCATTATGCACTGACCGCCGGCGGCTTGGAGTTGTATCCAACGCCTGACAAAACATACAACGCGTCGTTGGTTTACTATGGTCGCGTGGCAGCTTTGTCTGGCGCGAACACGACGAACTGGCTGCTGACCGAGGCTCCCGACGCCTACCTGTATGGATCCTTGGTTCACTCGGCTCCGTATCTAAAAGACGACGCTAAGGTTGCTGTCTGGGACGGATTGTATAAGGCTGCGATGGATAACCTGAACGCAACTTCGGACGATGCCAAATACGGCGGATCTGGGTTGGTTATGAAAACCAAACGAGGCGCACCGTGAGCCTATTGCCAGCTATGATGATGGATATTCCATCAGGGCCGATTGTTTCTGTGCATACAACAAGCGGCCGAGGATTTACCCCAGAAGAAGTGGCGGCCCGTTGCACCGACAAGTTGATGCAGGTATCTGACACTGCGCCGCCGGTGATTAGAGATCAGGCTATGGCATTCAAAGCCGTCATTGAGAAGGTCGTTACATCCTATATGCGCGAGGCTATCGCCAGTGACCGCACAACTGTGTATAATGCGCTCAACGATGCTGGTCGACCTGACCTAGCTGAACTGATCAGGAGGCTTTGAAATGGCGTTCACTGGTAACTTTCTGGCTACATCATTCAAGACGGAACTCTTGAAGGGTTGCCACGACTTCACTCTGACAACTGGAGATGTCTTCAAGCTGGCTCTCTACACCAACACAGCATCGTTCACGGAGGCTACCACGGCATACACGGCAACCAATGAGGTTGGCGCGTCTGGCTCCTATGCCGCTGGTGGCGGCACGTTGACGAATATCACTGCGGTTAACTCAGGGACAACGGCGTTTACTGATTTCTCTGACCTGACTTTCACCACTGCAACCATCACTGCCCGTGGCGCGTTGCTTTACAATTCAACCCCAAACACCACTTCGTCGGCTGGTTTGACGAACCCAGTAGTCGCCGTGTTGGATTTTGGCGCGGACAAAACCTCGACCGGTGGTGACTTTACCATCGTATTCCCCACCGCTGACGCGACCAACGCCATCATTCGGATCGCATAAAGTGGGGTCGCTATGCCAACTGGATACTTCGCAAAGGTAGTCGACGGCGTTGTCGAAGCTGTTATCAGGGCTGAACCTGAATACGTTGCTGGAAATCCTGATCTTTTCCTAGGAAACTGGGTAGAAGTTTTGGAGGCGGATCATTACCCAGCCATTGGTTGGGCATGGACGGACGCTGATAGGTTTATAGAGCCTCCACCATCCCCTGACCTTACGGCAGAATAGAGATGACTGTAGCAACCGGGGGAACAGTCACTTCGGCCACGATAGGTGGCGTAACCTATACTGTTCACACATTCACAACTTCAGCTAACTTTGTTGTCACCACTGGTGGCAACAATATTGAATACCTTATGGTTGGTGGCGGTGGCTCTGGCGGTACTGCTGGAAACCAAGGCGGCGGCGGCGGTGGCGGTGGCGGTCTTCGCCAAAACATAGGCTCACCAATAACTCTTACAGCCGCTACCTACCCTGTTGTTGTTGGCGGCGGTGGCGCAGGTATTGGAAACTCACAACGAGGCAACCCCGGTGTAGCCTCTACATTTAACTCCCTAAGCGCGGCTGGCGGTGGATATGGCGCAGGTAGTACAACTTTAACTGGTGGGCCCGGCGGCTCTGGCGGCGGTGGTCAGGGGTCCAGCACTTCAGGCACAAACCATGCTGGCGGCGCTGCATCTCCTGCGGGACAAGGCAATGCTGGCGGCGCTGGACGAGGCTCTACAGACACTTTGCTTCGCGCTGGCGGCGGTGGCGGCGGTGCTGGGGTAGCTGGCGGTGCGGCTGCATCTGGTGTCGGTGGTAAGGGCGGCAATGGCCTTGCGTATACCTTCGCTACAAGCAGCTCTACGACATACGCCGGAGGTGGTGGCGGCGGGTGCAATACAACGGCTGGTGGCGCGGGTACTGGTGGCGGCACTGCTGGATCGAGAAGTGGTCCGTCTTCGGCAGGGACAAATGGGCTTGGCGGTGGTTCTGGCGGCGGTGCTGGCCCCAGCGCAACGGCTGGCTCAGGAAAAGGCGGTGACGGTGTTGTCATCATTCGCTATCCCACGCCAGTCTCAGTATCTGTTTCTCTGGCTGGCATTTCGGCCACAGGTTCAGTAGGTGCTGTAACTACTGTTGCCAATGCGGTTGTGTCTGTCACTGGCGTAAGCGCGGTTGGTGCGGTTGGGTCCGTCGGTATTGCTCAATCAACAAGTGTAGCCCTTATTGGTGTCAGCGCGGCTGGCTCAGTCGGTGATGTCGCCATTGCCGCAGCATCAAATACATCCGTCACTGGTGTTTCGGCTACAGGATCGGTCGGGGCCGTGACTGTCGTTGGAACGGCAAATGCGGCTGTTACTGGCGTAAGCGCGACCAGCGCAAGCGGAGCCATAGACGCAACTGGAACGTCAAACACATTTCTTACTGGTGTAACCGCCACTGGGGACATTGGTTCTGTAACCACTACTGGAAAGGCAAACGTATTTCCTACTGGCATAAGCGCAGTTGGCTCAATTGGAACTGCAACAGCATCTGCTGGGGCAATAGCGTTTGTTACTGGCATAGCAGCCACAGGTCTAGTTGGTGTTGCGTCAGTCTACTTGAATTTGCGAGTTTTCGTAACTGGCCTGCTGGCTAACACTTCGCTTGGCGAGGTTTTGGCTAGAATATGGAGCGTTTCCACAAACCAAAGCACAACTTACTCGCCCGTTAATCCATCGGCTTCTGGCTTCACTTCTCAAAGCCCGCAAAGCACAACTTACACGCCCGTTGCTCCAACAGGCACTTCGGGCTATACTCCCGAAAACCCCGGTGGAGCGGTGATCTGGGTTCCATCATATACAGCATGAGGGCAAGATAGATGGCAGATACCACAACCACCAACTTCGCCTTAACCAAGCCGGAAGTTGGCGCATCGGGTGATACTTGGGGAACCAAGATCAATACGGATTTGGATGCGGTCGACGCCCTGCTCGGTGGCACGGGCGCGCAGAAGGCCAAGCCGAACCTATCTGGCGGATTGTGGAAGATCGACGGCACGGCTGTAACATCGTCTGCGGCAGAACTAAACATTCTAGATGGTGTTACGGCAACCACAAGTGACTTAAACACTCGCCTCATTCCTACTGGCGTCATTGTCATGTGGTCTGGATCAATCGCATCCATTCCAGCAAGTTGGTATCTTTGCGATGGAACGAACGGAACGCCAAATCTGCGTGACCGTTTTATTGTTGGCGCTGGCACGACCTATGCAGTTGCGGCAACAGGTGGCGCAGCTACCGTGACGCTAACGGAAGCACAAATTCCTGCGCATACTCATACTGTCAGCGGGACGACCAGCGGAGTTGGCGACCACACCCACACCATCAATATCTCGTATAGCCCCGATTACGATTACTATGGAAACAATGTCACCGGCCTTAATGCCGGGCAAAATGGAGCTAACTCGGTTACGGGAAGCTCAGTCAATTTGGGGACTGCTGGGGCAGGGGCACATAGCCACACATTTAGCGCCACTACAAATTCTGCTGGTTCTAGCGGATCACACGAAAACTTGCCGCCGTATTATGCTCTGGCTTACATTATGAAGGCGTGATCTATGACGAAAATTTTTCATAATGTTTGCCAGACGAAAACGGAGTAATCCATGACGTTAGTTCCGCTTGCCATTCCGCCGGGTGTTTACCGCAACGGGACAGACTATCAATCAACGGGCCGCTGGCGCGATGCCAGCCTTGTGCGCTGGCTGGAAGGCACAATGCAACCTATTGGCGCATGGGTTGCACGGGCAACTGTATCGTCAAACAAGAAGGTGCGTGGGTCCATTGCATGGCGAGATAACAGCGCAGATCGCTGGATGGCTGCTGGCACATACGAAAAGCTGTTTGCAATTTCAGCGTCAAATACCGTGACGGACATCACGCCAGCAAGTTTTACATCTGGCAATGCAAACGCAGCGCAAAACCTTGGCTATGGTGGGGGCTTTTACGGCGGTTATATCTACGGAACGCCACGCCAAGACGTTGTAAGTTACAGCGAAGCCACAACATGGAGTTTGGACACGTTTGGTCAATATTTGATTGCGTGTTCAAGCACTGATGGCAAGATTTACGAATGGCAGCTGAACACTGCCAATGATGCCGTTGTTGTCACCAATGCCCCTGTCAGCAATAAGGGCATCATTGTCACAGAAGAACGGTTTGTGTTTGCGCTCGGCGCTGGTGGCAATGGTCGCAAGATACAATGGTGTGACCGAGAGAATAACACCACTTGGACGCCTGCCGCCACAAATGAAGCGGGCGACATCGATTTGCAGACCAGCGGGCAGATCATGCTTGGAATTAAGGCAAGGAGCCAAACGCTGATTATCACTGACCATGACGCCCATGCAGCGACATATCAGGGTCCGCCCTTCGTCTATGGCTTTGAGCGGATTGGATCGTCCTGCGGGGCTATTTCACGGCGCTGCGCGGCTTCTGTGGATCGTGGTGTGTTCTGGATGGGCAACCGTGGCTTCTTTGCATTTGCTGGCGGTCAGGTCCAAGACGTTCCTTGTGAAGTTTCAGATTACATCTTCAACAACCTAAGTGCATCGCAGAAAAGCCTTATCCATGCCGTGACAAACTCCAAATTTAACGAGATTTGGTGGTTCTATCCGTCCGCAGCAAGCACTGAATGCGACAGTTATGTCGTTTTTAACTACGAAGAAAACCATTGGACGATTGGAACGCTTGCGCGGACATCTGGCATCGATGTTGGTGTGTTCGCTGACCCGATCTGGTTTGGCACGGACGGCATCGCATACAACCAAGAAACAGGTTTTAACTTAAGCGCTGAGACAGTATTCGCAGAAAGCGGCCCGTTTGAAATTGGCTCTGGCGATACGACAATGATGGCATCAATGCTGATCCCTGACGAGAAGACGCAAGGTCAGGTCACGGTGACGTTCAAGACGCGATTTCATCCCAATGACACTGAGCGCAGTTACGGCCCCTACAGCATTGCAGCGCCGACCGATGTGCGGTTTACAGGCCGACAGGTTTCAATGCGTGTGAATGGTGCAAGCAGTGGAAGTTGGCGCTGGGGCGTTCCGCGAATTGATGCAATGCCGAGTGGCCGTCGATGAGGTTTGGCGTTCCCCCAATCGGGCAAGACATTCGCATTTGGGGCGAAGACTTACGCCGTTTCTTGGCGCGGTTTTGGGACAATCTCAGCTTCAAAACCACGGCATCAACGCCAACAGATAACGGCATTTTGCTATGGGACAATGTGAACGGCTATCCAGTTGTTTCTAAGGGGGACGAATGGCGGCAAATTATCCTAGCAGATGGTCGGGCCATTTTCATTCAGGATGCAACCATCACCGCAGCCGCAGCCAACACGGCTTATGCTATTGAGTTTGACGCCCCGTCTCTTGCGGTTGGTATCTCAAAAAGCGGGACCAACCCGACAAGAATTGTCTTCGCTGAAGGTGGTTTGTATCGCATTGCGTTCACGGCGCAAATTACATCCTCATCAGCCAGCAAAATTGAATTGCGGTTCTGGCCGCGTGTAAATGGAACAAATGTGGCTGGTAGCACAATGGTTGCCAGCTTGCACAGTAACGGGTCCACAACTGTCATATCGCGGGACTCAATCTTTCAGTTTGCCGCCAATGATTACCTTGAAACAATGTGGGCCACAGATAGCACCAATGGTTTTCTGGAAGCACACGCTGCAACTGCTTACGCCCCGGCATCGCCATCGGTAACCTTGTCAATTTCAAGGGTGCAGGGATGACGCTATTTGAGCATTGCCGTAAATGGATTGAAGATGCTCTTGGGTATGGCGGCGGCACTCATGACTTTCAGGATGTTGTCGATGGCGTCTTGAGCGGGCGGATGCAATTGTGGCCCGCAGAAAGGGGGTGCGCTGTCACTGAGATTGTGCTATACCCTAAGAAAAGTGTCCTGCACGTTTTTTTAGCTGGCGGTGAAATGGAAACGATCATCAAC